ATTCTTGTAACAAAACTTTGTACAGAATTGTTAGTTATTGTTTGTGAACTTGTCAATGTCAATTGCACTCCATCTGTTGTTTGCCCTGTTTGTACATATGAGCCTCCTGCAATATCAGATAACATAGCAACAGTTCCTGATTTATCAGGCATTGTCCATGCTCTATCAGCAGTTATTGCTGATGGTGCTAACATACCATCAAATGTATTGCCACTTGGTTGTAAACTTATTTGATTAGTATATGGAGTGTTACTTGTTTTTACAGTTAAACTATCACCCCCTAATGTTAATGACCGACTTACACCAGAGTTAATTGTTGAATTATTACTATTAAGAAACAATGCTCTGTTAGATAATGTTGAACTACTTTTAGAAGCACTTGCATTATTTTTTATTTGTATAGTAGAAAAAATAACTGCTGCTTCATCGCCAAAACCCATTTGGTTTAATCCTAAATACATATAGGCATCACCAATAAGTCCTGAAGCACTATTGCTCATGTACATTTTCGCTGAAGATGTTGCAAGTGTAATTCCTGAATCTGCTCCTTGCTCCATAAAAACAGATGTCCCATCTCCCCAAATATAACTTGTTTGAAATTCTGTTGAGCCATTTATAACAGAGGAGAATGTAAGTAACCAAGCACCAAGTGTATCATTTAAAAGAAGTTGACTATTTGTACTTTTGATAGCATCAGAACCACTTAAAACAATACTTTGCCCACCTGTAGTATTACCTGCCAAAAGAGTTGCTTGTAAATCACCTCCTCCTGGGCCTGCAGGATTAAGTTCTTGAAAATTTTCTTCTAATAATGGATTATATTTTAAAGCCATATTATGATAAGGTTATTGTAGCTACATGGTAAGTGCCTGCGCCACCATTATAAGTAAATTTTTTAGTAACTGTCAATCCTAATATTGCAGAAACATATGTTATAGTATCAGGTCTTTGATCTGATGTTCCACCATCAAGCCATACATAAGTAGTAACCAAATCATTAGCTTGAGTTTCAAGTATTTGCAAATTACTTTGTGTAGATAAAGAAGATGTATTATCAACAATAGCACAAAGTTTTTTCTCAATACAATCTATTTTATTTCTATAGAATTTCTGATTCATTGTTAACAATTTAATTCATCAGGACATACTATCCTAATATAATGTTTTAATATTTTTTGTTTAGCTTCTCCACAACAATCTATTCCATAAATTATAGATTGATATTGCTTTTTAACCTGTGATGTAAGATTACATATATCTTCAGTAGAATCACATAAATCAGAATCTATACATTCAGCAGTTTGACAATCTATAAATTGATTATTTTCAAGACAAATCTCATTATCATTTACATCTACTTCACATATCTTTACTCCATATAAAGCAGGATATAATACAGAAATACCATACAATGTATTTAAACTTAATTGCAAATTATCAGGTATTGTTGGATTTACTCCACCACTTAATGTAAAAGTTTCTCCTGTTCCTATCCAGTTTGCTCCTGCAATATATGTCAAGGTTACTGTGTTAGTAGGATTGTTTGTGTTCCAATCATTTACCCAAAAATCTAAATTATTAATCCCATCTGTAGTAATTGCAATATTACCTACAGTTCCTACATTATCTGCTACAATTTCGACAACTATATTAGGTCCAATTTGTAATCCTATAATTCCAGTAGTAGCAAATTTACCACCATAAGTAGGTTGTTCTATTATAGCAGGTAAATCATAAATAGAATTAAAACTACCTAATGTATAATCACAATTGGTAGCACCTGCTTGTGTTAATACAAATGATATTCTATATTCAAACCCATCAACAGTATTTACTTTAAAATATAAAGTAGTTGGACTAGCTGCTATATTACCTAGTGAGCCAAATAGTATATAAGTTGATGTTTTAATTATACTTGCATCTGGAAAACAAGTAGTATATGTAGGATCACAAGCTTCTATTGTAGAAACAAAATCAGGATTTATACCTGTTAATTTAAATACATAATCACCATCACTAACAACTAAAGTACAACTTTCTATTTCTACATTTAAGTTATAATTTGGAGGAACATCTACAGTTACTTCATCCTTACAATTTGTAGAATATGTTACTGTATACTTTCTTACATTAGTAAAATCTTTAACTTTGTTTTTAAAAATATAATCAACAAAAGTCAAATCCTGTATAGGAGTATCTACCCCTACATCATTGCAATTATCAGTATTTAGGAAATTTAAATTTGACATTGTTAATATTATTTACAACATAAACAAGCTTCTGTATTATTTAGTATCTCATACAACTTTCTATAAAGATAACACATTTCATCACAGTTACAATTACAATTGCTTCCATTTATTAATCCAAAATGTAAAAGATGAGCATCTGTGTCAGTATCTGTTTTTAATAAACTCTTTATATGTTTAGCAACCTGACAAGATGTAGCACAATCTAAAAAGAAACAATTGCTTTCAGATACTACAACAGTACCATCAATATTAGTCAATGTAACTATAATTTTATACACTCCATCTGTCCAGGTTGTTGCAGATGCATCTACTATCTTCGGATTTAACTCCATAGAAGTTCCATTAAATAGATAAACATCTGTTTCAAAAATTGGAAAAGCAGCAGGAGCATCCCTTGTTATATCAACATCATAACCATCACAATCACAGCAATTGCGATATATTGTTATTTTAATATCTGTATAAGGATCAGGACTACCACCAAAAGCAGTATCTAATAACTCTGAAGTTACTAGAATAAGAGAACAATCTGAATTCTGAGATATTGTTAGTGCCATATTATATTATAATAATTTTAACTTAAAAAAGGCTTTGCCTTGAGATAAGACAAAGCCTTTGTGATATATAGCGAAATTAAAACAATCTATCCTAGACCATCTTCAGCTCCTGATTTATCTTCAGTAAGGTTTAAGTTACAGTCACAAGCTACTAAATCATCTGCTTTAGGATCAAAATCTGTAAGTAAAGCATCCATGACAGCAGCAAAATCAGCTGCAGCAGCATCATTGCCACAAGGAATAACAATTGATGTATTTAGATTATTTTTATAATCCAACCACCCTGAATTAGATTCAAGATCATAAGTGATATCAATTTTGTTATATACCCCTGCTTTATCAACAAGACTTGAAAAACCTTGGAAAGCAACACCTAATGCAGTACCAGTTCTGTAAACACTTGGTTTTCCTGTAAAGCCACCTGCTTTGTATTCAATGTTTGCCATGTCATATCCCATTCCTTCAGATATTACATTGTCTTGAACAGTAACAATTGTTCCATTACAATCAAATCCTAAAGAAGTAGTATTTGCCTGAGCAAAAGAAACTGTAAGAGTAGTGTTTCTAACATGGTAATACATAGTATTAACATCACAGTACTGCTTAATAGATTCAGTTACAGAAGTAAGTCTTAAGGTAGGACAAGCTCCTGGGTTAGCTACTGCGAATGCAGCAACATCAGCAATTGCAGTTGAAATAACATCTACTATTGCAGGTGCAGTAACTGCTGTAGTACCTGCTGCAAAAGTAATTGTTTGAGCAACAGTAACGGCAGCACCATCAGCCAACACAATAGAAACTGTATCTACACCATCACTTGTTGCAGTATACTTAGAATTTGCAGTAATTGCAGCAGCAGCTTTGGCAGCAATATCTACTGCTGTATCTCCACCTGCAACAGTTACAGTCACAGGAAGATCAGTTCCTACTTGTACTGTAAAATCTCCTGCTACTGTAGGAGCACCTGCTACAAATTGAATACTACCAATGTTGGCAACAGCACTTGCTACTATAAGAGCATCTTCATCTGCATTAATTTCTGCAATTAACAAAGATACTAATTCAGCACAATCACCTGATGGGCAACCTTCACAACCTTCACAACAACTTGTCTTTACAACAAATGTTTTAGTAAGTTGATTGTATCCATAGTTCATGTATTTTTGATCATTGTTCAGTTCTACTTTCAAAGCATATTGTGTATCACAGCTAGCAGTAAAGTTTTGAACATCAATAATCTGGGATTGTCCTGGAGTATAACATCTTACATTATAAGAAGATACCAATCCTTTTTGGATATGAGTACCTGCTGATTCTACATAATCATTAACAACTGAACCTCCTGTTGTATCCACAGCCATAGCTATGAAAAATTTTCTAACTGATCCTGCACCTGCAGCATCAATAGATAATCCTGTGTCGTAATCAAAAATACCTACTTGTCCTACTGTTAATTCTGATTTTGGAAAACCTGCATCCATCAAGTCATCATCATTTTGGAAAGGTATAATTGTATATACATCATTATTTTTAGCCATCTTTTATCAAGATTTAATTAATTAATTAAATTTAATTTCTCACGTTTAATATTATAGTCACTATATTGCAGTTGACCAGTCAGAACTAATGCAGCAATATCTACAATCTCTGTATGGGTTTGAAAGGGAAGTTCACAGTCTTGAAAGCCTGTTAGTGTCACCCCATCAGGGAGTATATATTGAGAACTTGTTCCGAAATCTTCAGCATTATGCATGTAGACTGGCTTCTTTATATAATCCAATTGTAATGAATTTATTACAAAAGTTCCATCTGAAAAAGCCTTTATACCTCCATCATAAAATCTTATATTAACTTCTCTCCATTCAAAAGATGATTTATCAAAAGGAGAAAATTCAAAACTATCATCATGTTGTCTGAAAACACATTCTGCTTTAATATTAAAACAATTGTTTTTAGATACTGTAGCTTTACATGATACAAGATACATATAATCTTCAGGCAATTCAACTTTATATTTTAAATCATCTATTTTAATTGCCGTTTGTGTTACATTGTCTTTTACAATGGTTCTTATATCATCTGTGTTTCTTTGGTTTTTTTCAAAACCAAAATCAAACATCTGCTGCATTTTTCTTGGCTCTGCAATATTCTTGATAAATATATTCTGTGCCTCATTTAATGCCCAATCAATCTCAGGAATTAACAAATTCCTATATTGTTGAGAATCAACTTTATTAAGTTTTACCTTAAGATCATAATGCATTCTTTTTATACTCATTAGCTATCTGTTAACTTCTCAAGTATAGATACTTTTAATGTTTGATTTTGAGGGTCTACGAAATAGATTACTGCATCTTCATAAGTATTTGCAATCTTATCTCCCATGTAATAAATACTAGCCCCCTCTTTTGTTAAAATATTTTTATGAAGTGCCTCTAACAAAGATGCCCGGATATACATTTCCTGAGCATCCATCTTAGCATATCTTAAAAATAATTTAGCATTTGTTTCAATTAACTCATCTAACTGCACATCTAAGAAATCTCTACTTCTTCCTCTTACAGTTTTCTCATTTGTAACAGTTAATATATTTACAATCTTATCAGTTGACAACTCTTGTGCTAACTTATAACATTGTTTCTTTAACTGAACTTTTGTAGCTTTAATTTCAATTTGTTCTACTTCATCATAAATTACATGAGTAGCTTCAGGATATTTATTTTCATGATATTCCTTCATTGAATTTGCTACCAAATTAGAAGATTTTAGATTTTGAATTCTTACAAATTCCAAAGGAATTGTAGGATCTAAAAATATAGGATAGTTAGGTAATTTAATCTTAGAAGCACTACTATCCCAATAAGGGTGTGCTTTTTGAGGATTAAAAGTTCTATCTAAACTTACTCCTAATTTTTTACTATACTCTTCTTCTTGTTCTTCTGTCAAACCTGTAGCATAAGCTCCAGTAGCATGGTCATACAATACTCTTATAGTAATTGGTTGAGCAAAAGATTCTTTGCCTATCATACCATGCCATTTATTTATTTCAATAGGTCTTATTTCAACCAGTGCTTTTTTTCCGCTTTCCATTTTTACATTTTTATTTTACAAAAGGGGAAGGCATTTCCTCCCCCTTATTATTTACCACAAAAAAAACAAATTTAGTTTCTTTTTAGAATTAACTCACCACAACGAGATACATCTTCAATGTGAATACCACACTGATCTTTAACATGCATCTCATAGTAATCACCTGCGTGTGAAGCAAGACTATTACCTGTAACAGGACCAAAAGGAGAAGCCATACCACCAACGTAAATTAGTGACATACCACCTTTCTTCTTAACCTTAACAATGTTTGAATCTTTACCCTGACCTGAAAAATCAAGGAATGTAAATCTCATTGATTCAGTTGGATACCCTGTAAGTGGGTCAATTTCAAAGTTGATTTCTCTATCATCATACAATGGCAAGTGAACAAGTTCTAAAGTAGAACCATTAGCCATTTGATATTTAGTGAACTGATAACCTGCAGACCAAGCATTATCATGATAATCAGATTTAGTCTGTTTAACAGAAAACTGATCAACAATCTTAATGAAACCACTTCTTTGCATCCAATCATTAACTGCTCTGTGGAACAACAACATACCATACTCACCTGTAAAGGCTTTAATATGTCTTTGAGAACCAGGCTTAACTCTTGAATAGAAAATATCCATAAGATATTCTTCAATCAATTCAGCAGTCAAATGTGAATAAGCTTCTCTGTGTGAATCCTCTAATTGCTCCTGAATACCAGGTCCATTATAAAGAGGTCTACCATTAGCACCAAGTACAGTATCAGTACTACGAGAATACCAAAATCCTCTTTCCAATTCTCTGTACCATTGTTGCCAATATTCTACTTCAGCATATTTGATCCAAGATTTGTGCATAGCACCTTTTGAATCAGGAATAGCTACTGCTAATACTTCTGTACCAGCATCTCCTGTAACACGATATTTTTTTCTAAATCGTGAATGTCTGTTTTTCAAAGTAATAGGCAATGCATACTGAGTACTACCTGATTGCTCAGAAGCTTCTTCATACATAGAGAATAACTTTGCCCATTGAGTACCTGGTCTTAGATAAGTAAGCGGTAAAGAAGCAGTTACATTATCATCCATCAATCTAACAGTATAAATCCAACCATTACCATGTCTTTGTGGTTGTTCTTGGATTCTACATTGAAACTTCTTATTAGAAGTACCCGGATGTATAATATCACCTGCTACAAACCAATTTTCAGATAACTTAATCTTAAAGTTAGTTCTTCCTTGACCAGGAGCTGTAATAGCAGTACTTAGTACATTTTCCAATACGACCAAAGGTTTTGTAGAAGCAGTTTTCAATCCCCATTCCCATTCATTACTTGTAATTTCTCTTTCTCTGCCTGAAGCAATAAGAGAAGAAGTTAATGAGTTATCTGAAAAGTATTTTTTGGAAGAAAAAATTTCTGCCATTTTACCTTCAAATTGAGCAGGTCTTGCATGAAGAGATGCACCTAAGTGGTTTAACTCAGTCATATTAGCATGCCATGCCATCTGTTTTGTAACTAATTTATTTTTAACTCTTGCCATCGTTTTTTGTTATTTAATCATCAAAATATTCAAAAAGAGCTTTCTTTCTTCTTCCTGTTGAGGAGTTAGAACTCTTCATTTTAGTGGACTTCCTTTCAATTTTATCTTTAGTTTTTCTGGTCACTTTTGTCTCTGTATCCCTAATAACATCTGATACATCAAAATCATTACGTAATAACTTGGCAATAATTAAGATCTTCTCAGGATCTTGAAATACATTTTGCAAATCTGTTTGCATTTGGGTCATATATGTATCCTTACCTACTTTTACATTAGCTCTTGTCATATATGAATGCAAATGTTTCTTATCTTTTTTGCTAAATGTAAATTGACCTATTGTATCAACTTCCTCTAATTTATCTTTCAATTCCTGAGAAAGTCTTTCTCTTTGTTTAGCCTGCTCTTGTGCTTCTATCTTTTGTTGCTTAACTATTTTTTCTTTCTCTATAGCTTTAGCATTGTTAATTTTAGCTTCATATTTCTGAGCATGTCTTTTCAACTTAGCACCTTCTTTAAGCCACTCTATCTTATCATTGATATCTTCTTCATCATAACCTTCAAGCTTCATTCCATGTTTTACAACACTTTCCTGATAATTTTCATCGTCAAGATCTCCTGAGGGAGTACTATTGAATTTGTTATAAGCATTTAAAAAGTCAGAAGTCTTTCCTCCATTCTTCTTAAATTTAAGAAAAGCAATACCATCTTCATCCATTTCATCAAAGAAACTTTCCATAGTTTCTTCAACTCTAGCATCAACTTCTTTATCAATCATATCAGGTAAATCTTCATCAGATAAACCATCTGCAAACTCTTCATCTTCAAGAGCAGCAAAAATACCATTGTCTTTAAGTTGAGATATCAAAGAAGAATTTACAGAAGAAACCTCTTCACTATCTTCATCTTCTACAAAGTCTATATTGTCAAAATCTATTTCTTTTTCTTCAACATCTTCTTTAATTTCTTCTTTAGCTTCAACCTCTTCTTTTTCAGGTTGAATAATTTCTTCTTTTTCAGGTTGCTTTTCAGCTTCTTGTTTAGCTTCTCCTAAAGAAGCTTCATCCCAAGTATCCCAAGAAAAATTTTCCAGCTTTTCATTATTCTCTGCCATGATACAAATTTAAGTTTAATTATTTAAAATATTTAAGTTTGGTTCTTAACTTTTTATTAGAAAACAGAAATAGCTTTAAATACTATTTACTATCTTTCTTCTTTTTATCATTCTTTATTTTCTCCTTATTTAACTTTATTTTTTCTTCATCTATTTTCTTCTGATGTTGAAACTTACTTTCATCAAGGTTTTGTTTCCTGACTAACATCTCAGCATCTAAACCATGTTGTGCGACCTCTAAAATATCAGGTTTACCATCTCTATCTACATCTTTATCTTCATTGAAACCCATTGACATAATAGTTTGTCTATGTAAATCAGCAGCGGCTTTTTTATCTGCTAATATAATTTGTGTTTCTCTGTCAAACATATCTTTCTCTTTCTGAGCAGCAATTGCTTTCTCTTGTTGCTCTGCTTGCATTTGTTGCATTTTCTCCTGATGTTCATTAGTTTGTTTCCTCTTAGTATCTTCAGCAACTTTAAGGAAATCTTCAGCTTCCTGTAAACCATCAGATTTAACAATCTTAATAATATCAGACATGTTAATCATCTGATTCTGAATACCTGCATGAGCCATTTGCTTAACTAATTCCTTAGCCTCATGTGCTAATGAAGCAGAAGCAACAGTAATACCATAAGTAGAATTACTCAATAAAGCAGCATTCATTTCAAGCATTCCTATACTTAAATCATCAAGAACATACCTCAACATTTTAGCCTTAGTTCCTGCATAAGCTTCTTTAGCAACATCCAACAATCTTTCTATAACATTCCTTTTTACATAGTTATGCATCTCAAATAAAGGTTCTAAGATATTGGAAGCTGCTGATACAGTTTGCCTTACATTACCTACAGATTGCCCTGCTGTAATCTGACCTTCTAATTCTTTATGAATACCAACAGCATCTCCTGCCTTTCTCTCTATAAGCATTGCAAGATTAATATAGTTATTAATATCAGAAGCTAAAGACATATCTAACACCCTGTTGATCTGAGAAGTATCTATATTTCTATTTCCTTCTTCATTAGGATTTACCCAAGCAACCTTAGTAGCTTCAGCATAATAGTGCCACTTCTTAATATCTATGCCTGCACTTTTAGGAATAGAATTTATATTCATCATCAAAATCTTACCTTTATCAGATGCCATCAAAAGCTCTATCCTATACATAATTATATTATAATAATACTGATAAGCTTTTATTCTATCTATAATAGAAGTGGTTTCTGAATTCAAATTATCATATACTACACCTACATAAGGTAGTTTACATTCATAAAGATTGTCCATATCTTTAAACTGCCCTTCCATAGGTCCTAAACCTACATATATAGCAGTAGACAATTTAATCTTATACCCTTGATGAACTTCAGGAATCCATTTCCATGTAAGACTTAAATCTCCTAAATCTTTATTCTTCTTATAAGTCTCATCAACAATCTTTTCCTGTAGATTTCCTTCAGTATCAATGTATTCTAAAAACCCTATCTTTCTAAGACCTTTCCATACTACATGCAATACCCTTATAGTATCATCTGTACCATCAGAAGTATCATTTTCAAAACTCCAGAATTCTTCAGTAAAAGAAGAAGGTCCTTTTCCATAAGATTTATATATCTCATCAATCTCACTATTTTTCAATTCATCCCCAAACATGGTAACTATCTGAGATGGAGTAAATCTATATTCACAGACTGCCCATTCTCCATCCTCTATAAACTCAGCATCAGGAGATTTATCATAATCAAAATATAAAGGATTAACTACAGAACAATGTGGTACACCATTCTGAATACCAATATGATATATCTCTTCTCCAGCAATACATGCATGCTTAAACCCTTTATTAAATCTCCTTTTTAAATCTAACTTCTTCTTTAAATAATTTAAAAGCTGTTCTGCCAATGCCTCAGCAGGGTCTTGATGTTTTCTTGCCATATATACAGCAATCTGAGGAGGAGTCATTGCCTGAGTTTGTTGCTCTATCTGTTGTTGAATTTGTTGTTGTTGCTCAGGTGTAAGTTCTTGACCTTGAGTTTGTTCTTGTGCTTGTTGTTGAATCTGCATTTGAATAGGATCCATTATCTGCTTAATAACATAATCCTTAATTCTCTTAAATTCTTCCTGTTCTATTCTTGTAGTAGCCTCATCATTTGTAGCTACCACCTTATAAGAAAAAGGTCTTTTTTCTTCCATACCAAGTAATGCCTTAATCTTACCTGATATAATATCCCTATTGGTTAAATTAGCAGGAAGTTCTCCCTGTTCAGAACCATAAGGTTTACATACATATTCAAAGTCAGCTAAGTTTACAATATTATTAAATAAATCATAATTAACTTTCTTTTGTTTGTATCTACTTACATTATTTTCTTCAGTAGCATAATTAGTATTACTATAAGACCTTATATCTAAAAGATCTACCTGATCCTTATAATACTGCCTGCTAAATTTATTTTTTTGAAACTGTGTAACTCTTTGTGTTTCTTTCAAATTTGAATGTGACATATTTATCTATTTTTTTTAAATAAATCTAAATAGAATTTCTGCAAATCTTTTTCATTGCCTGTTAATTCATCCCCATATTCCTTTCCTAATTCATCTTCTTCTATCTGAAACATCAACATCATAAAAGACATAACTCTATCAAAGTTTCCTTTTCTATTATAATTAATTAATTCTTCTAAAAGACCGGAATCATATATAGTCTCTAAATTAAGAATTTTATTTCCATTTTCATCTATATCTCTCTCAGTAAGTAACCATCTCTTTATATATTTTTCTCCTGCATCCTTTATCTTCTCATTCATATGGATACCATAAACTCTTGCTACTTTAGAATTTTTTATATTCTTAGATATAACAGCATCAGGTTGCAAAGCTAACAAATGTAACAATTTATGATTAGTAAAATAACTCTTTACAGAAGTTACTTCATTCTCATACATTATCTCAGCATTATAAAACTGAGCCAAAAGAGCTACCTGCCTATTAAAATCATCTGTGGTATTTGGTCTACCTACATAAAAAGCAACTATAGTATCTCTTGTAAAAGATGCCTTATGAATACCCTTATACACATAAACAGCACCTAAAGAAGTTCCACCACTTTGGTCTTGCCTATAAGGGTCATACCCTATTTTATACAACCCTTTTGGTGAATTTGTTACAGGAGATTCAAAAATAATAGGACAACCTCTCAAATCAGTTGTCTTTGGTTTATAATCCCATAGAGGAGTTAACCTATTTTTTAAATCAGGTTTTGCTATTACTTTTCCTTCCTTTTTAAATATAGTAACAGGAGTACCTTTCTTAATATGAAGATTGTCAGCAACAACCTTCCTAAGTTGATTTCTTAATTCTTCAACAGGAAAATCATTTCTACTTACCATTAAAAAAGCTTCAGCAGGACACAAAGGATATTCCTGATTATGTTGATTTAAAGTTGATGCACCACTTGAATTCTTCCTAATCTTATCTCTTGTTTTCTTTTCAGCTTTCTTAGCACTTTCAATATTAGAATTACCCTGCTTATCATAATGCCCCTCCATATTCCAAAATACAGGATGAAAAAACCCACAATTAGAATTTTCAGAATCTTTATCCCATACATTAACAAATGGTAAAAGATCATAAGGAACAGGATTATAAAACATCTTTGCGAAATCCTTAGTACCACTTTCCATATCACCACCAGTACCAAATATAATCATCTGCCCAGTAGTATAAGCACCTGCTTCCAAAGCAGGTTTAGTAGCCATATAAGCTTTCTCTAAATTGGGAAACTTACCTGCCTCTTCAAATAAAACAACTCTTGCATCTTTTCCCCTTGCAGCATCAGGATTATCTTTAAAAGTTAATGCAGTAATCTCTGACTTATATCCTTTCTCAATATTATCTTCTTTATAAGAAGCCTTCTTATGATGTATCTTATCTACATAATCTCTGCTTTTTCTCCAAGCAGTATGCTCATCTATATGAGATATATATGCATTTACCATTGACATAATACCTTTAGGATATAAATACTCTTTCATAAAAGCACCTGCAATGTTCAATGAATTCCTATACATACTATAGTTATTAACAAGCAAAGCAGCATTCTTAAAAGAATAACCTTTCCTTCTTGATTTACCAACTATCATATGATTCCCACCTTGTAAATACTCAGGACTTATCTTTACCTCTAACTTTAAAGAATCTATATCTTTAATACCAAGATTGTCAAGACCATAAAAAGCAACATCTTTTGCCCAATAATAATTATAATCTCCATCCCAAAAATCAGGCATATCTTCTATTTTAGAAGCTACCTTACTATCAGAAGTATTAGATAAATCAACCTTTATAATAGGATAAAAATTAAGATAAGCATAATGATCTCCTGTAATAAAAACCCCTCCTACACTATATCCTTCTTTACACCTTTTAGTCTGCTCATCCCAATATTCAAAATAACCCGGAGAACCAGGAGGGTCTGCACAATAATATCCATACTTAGAAAAGTGTATTGCTTCTTCTCTAAATACTTGAGTATTAATCCAAATACCATTAGAATTCCTAATAGCATCTAATTTGCCATGTGCATATCCTTCCATAATATTAAATTTCCAGACAAAGAAAGAACAGCAAAAATTAAACCCCCGTTTTATTGACGTCTTTCAATGTCTGGATTTTTATACAAACAAAAGAAGAGTAAAATATTTTCCTACCAAGAATAGATTTAGACTCCCCTAATGTTTTATTTTTTAGCATCTACTACAAACTGTATAGTATCTCCAATTTCTATAATAATATAAAACAACCTTTCTGCAAACTCCTGAGCAAAATCATCATCAATGTCTAACTCAGACTTCACAAGCTGCTGAATCTCTGCCTTTTCAGTCTCATCCAAATCCTGCCACTCTGCACCAATCTCCTTGTAATTACCAAGAATAGGAAACAACTGAAAAAGATTATCTAAAAACTTCAGAGCAACCCACCCTGTAATTTTTCCTTTTTTCTTTTTCTTCTTTTCTACTAAATCAAAAATCTCATCTATAAGATCAGTGTGCCAAATAACTACCTTCTTTAAATTTTCAATACCTTTCATGTTATATATATTTATATAAGTTCTAAAAAACTATAAATAATAAATGCCAATGCACCTATTACAGCTATTACTGCTCCTGGTAAATAACCATATTCTTCAATCTTTTCCTTTATCTTTTTCATTTTTCATCTTATTAAGCTTGCTATTTAAAATCTCAAAAGACTTGCGAGCACCTTCTATAATCTTATCTGATACTTCTTTATCACTCAACTTCTTATTTTTGTTATCTTTTTCATCTTTCATTATATAAGTTTTTTCTCTTCAGGTTTATAATTAAAAAATTCTAATAAAATTGCAGCCAACATAATGCCCAACTTAAAAATCTTAAACAACCTGAAAAATCCTTTAGCTGTTTGTATTTGTTTTGCAATAGGAACACACTTATCAAACAATTGCTGTGTAAATTGCTGAAGATTATAATTCTCAATCTTCAACGCCATAATCTCATGCTTTAACTTAATGTTTTCATTTGTACTCATTATAAATAATTTATCTTTCATAAAAATTAATTTCCTTACCACCTTTAGTTTTAGAAGCCTGATATAACTCTTCTTCTACCTTAGTCTTTAAAGAAGTCAAAGACTTTAAAACCTGATCTGCCTCCTTTATACCTCTTACAACATCATTAAACTTATGTACAGGCATACCCGCTCTATTTCTTTCCTCATAATCTAACCCCGTATTCAAATAATTTATAGTCTTTTGCAAAGCAGATAAATTAGCTTCATAATATCTAACAGTAGGAGAAGCTTCTACTTGCCAACTATCATACAACTCCATAGCCTCTTTTATAAACTTGTCAGGTTTCCACCCATCATCTTTAATAACCCCTTCAATAATCTTGCTTTCCCTAATAGAATCTTCATACCCCTTATAAGGATTAGTCTTTTTCTTAGAAACCATAAACTCTATATACGCAAACTCCTGCATAGCTTTTGATTTAGACTTACTCTTATCCCTCTTCCATATCTTATTAAACACTTTCACAGCAAGAATAGAAGGTGTAGGTCTTACAACATGTCCACTTATCTCAAATATCTCCATACCATAAATTTAAATAAGGAAGGGGGTAATTTAATTTAGCCATAAAATAAATATACCAACCCATTATTAAATAATAAAATTAAGTAAAAATAGTTTCTCCCCTTCCCATATCTTAAAAAAGGTAGGTTGGCTCCCAAAATTATCAAGTCCCAAACACTTTGTTTAAAAATAATTGCCTAGCCTACCTTATATACTCATTATTACATCTACCAATCCTGGATCAGGATAACAATCATATTTATCCTTCCTAACATTAGTATGTGTCAACAACCCCTTAACCTTACCATCATATGCATCTTGATGAAAACCAAAAGCCTTTGTAGGGCCATACTTCAATATCCATTGTTGCAACCCAACACGCATATCTATACCATCCCTCTCACTTATATACTCTATCCACTTACCTACTTGCTCTAACTGTTTATCACTATACCTATTCCAAAATACCTTATTCCTAAAAGGTTCAGATAACTTACACACCTGTGAAGATAAACACTTACTATTAACATAAGTCCTATAGTTGCTATCCAAATACCCCATAGAACATATCTCTATACCAACACTAGCCTTTCTCATCTTAGAAGAACCTACCTTTCCTAAATGATATGCAAAATTCCCCTCAGGAAAAGCTTGCACCATCTCTCCATCATAAGAAGTACTTCCTGTAGTATGACTAATACCACCCAAAACAAACTCAGTACCCACTCTCCCTCTATCATCCCTACCCCAGGAGTCTACAACCCTATAAGGATTCTCCCTACCTGCAGTATGATGCAAAAAAGCATATTCATTATCATATCTCTCATGCACATACTCATTACTAGGCAAATAATACCTATTAACAATCATACCATTAGGAGTAACATAAACATTTGGGTCTGAATCTAAATTACCATCCGGACTATACTTCTTTAATGCACTCCATGTAGCACTACCCACAATCCCATCAGGTTGCAAGTCATGCCTCTGCTGAAATCCTATGACAGCACTCTCTGTTTTCTTCCCGAATAAACCATCTGCCTTTATACCCAATAGATTCTGCAACTCTACAACCTCTACACCCTTTGAACCAATCTTCAATAAACTACTCATGAACCTTAGCTTTTATTTGTAAATCATAATTAACAACCTTCTTATCCTCTATCATAGTAACCTGAACAAACTTCAAAGAATCATATTCACCTTTTCCCATTGCCCTCAAATGAGGAGCAATATCTCCCGGTGTATAAGTAGTATTCAATACAGAATTTGCACTATCCCAACTTGCCAATGTACATCCACAACTTGTCTTTGATTGAATATACCTGCCATCACCAACATACTCAAACCCTATCTTTACAGGAACCTTTGCCTTTACTTTACCTAAATCTATTATTTGCTGTTTCCACATGCCTTTTCCAATTTATCAGATTTTTTACCAAAATATAATTCTTGATCTACAAACTTCCAATACAAACCACCCTTATACACAATCTCCCCCTTCTTAAAAAATACCCACTCATGCCACCACATCATCGGAGGATAACACATACCATCACAAACCTTATTACACATCTGCAAAGCAGTAGTCTGACACCCACATATCACACACTCCCCATTGTCAAAACACTCTCTCCTCATCACAGAAATCCTAAAACCAATCTGCTCCCTTATATGCCTCCTTATAAAAAACTTCCACCCAGAATAATATAACCTATACCTAAAATTCCCCTGCAAATAATACCAAACATCTGCAACGGAATGATTTCCCTTAAACAAATTAATCAGATGATTTTTTAAACTCATGCTTGTTCAAATAATTAGTTATCAACTCTTTCTTCCTATTATACTTACTCTGACTCATATACATCTTCTTATTCTCCAAACCCTTCAAATACTGTTTCAACCTTGACAAGGCAGGTCTAAAAACACCAAATCCCTTTAACCTGATATCAGGAAGGGATGGCATCTTCATACAAACTTTGAAATAATTGAAAAAACAAAGTATAGCATCATTAACTACATCTTCATCTTTCCCTATTTCCTTAGCATATTTCTCTATAAATGAATTTTTAGGCATTGGTAAGAATTGAAGAGTGATCAATCAACTTAAAACTATATTGCTGAACACCTTCTCTTGGTATAACTATACTCGCTATATAAAAAGCACCACCTTTCTTATATACAAAACCTTTAGTCTTTAAAGACTTCAAATAATTCCCTAATCCACCAGGAGTAATACCTAACTTTCTCCTGACTACCTTCCTCCCTGTAGTGCCAAATCTATCTTCTGCCAACTCTCCTTCAAGAGCCATAAATGCAGCCAATACTTCTATCTCCTTTGGAGTCAACTTTATAGGAAGGAATGGGTTAATAATCTCTAAGTGCTTTGCATAGAACCCATCTCTATCCAGCTTCATTACCTTCTTGATTTCCATTTTTTCAGTTTTCCCTTATGTGCTTATTTCCTTTTCCCCACCCCGTATTAAAAAATACTAAGTTATCAATTATATTTCTAAATTAAAAATTTTTAAGAAGAAAGTTTATGTTAAATATTTTAGCACCCCTATAACCCCCTGTAAATCACACTTGAAATTTTATAAAAAATTTATACTTTGAAATTTTTGTAGAATTTATGAGCTCGTTTGTGTCCTTAGAAGCATCACCCATAAGGAGGAATTTTTCAAATTCCCCCCTACTTTACTGCTCATCTCTTTCTAATGTTGGACTATTTATTATTTATTATTCACTAAAAAAACTTATTGTTATGAAAACTATCACAATGAAAATTGAGTCATCTGTTCAGCACAACTCTGAAGACTATCTCACAACTCTCTCTTATAAGAGAACAAATGGGCAGTTTGGTAAGAGAGGTTTCCCTACCAAGTATTATGCTTGGGGCTCACAAATAACCGCTGAAACTATGGAGATTGATCTCGCTGACTACAATGTCCAGCACCACTACAAACTCAAAGAGTTTGACGGAGTTCAGAAAATCTGTTGCTTCAAGGTGCTCGAAGATATCAATGACCCAATAGCTGAAATAATGCCTGCTAAGACGCAAGCAGAACTCAGGATGATGCCAGAATTCGCAGAATACTTCGCGAAATTAGATGGTGAAGAGAAAACACCATTCTAAAACACGAGTGCAGTATACACACAAAGTATACTGCACTCATTTTCACTGCGTTATACTTCACTTCTCATCTCTTACTAATTCTTGCATTGTTATTTTTTTTAGCTTTTTCATTAGAAGAAGTGAGAAAGAATAACAATACAACGATTATTCTTTAGAAATATAAGAGGGAAGATATCCCTAATATACTATAAACAATAGCGTTTTGTGTTGCTTGAGACACACTAAAAGGCGTATAGTCAAGCTGATACTGTATGGGGTAGGGAGCATCCTACATACAGTTATACAAGAGGAACTTCCAGGCAGTAACTACTATTGTTACTGCCAAAACATTTAATAGGTCACTAGGCTAAAGACTAGTTATAAATAAGAGAACCTATTATTTTATTCACTCACTTAAAAATAAGATTATGTTTTTCAAAACCAACAAAGGTTATGACACCAATAAATTTAGCATATTGGTATGTGAAAAATTTAATAAAATAGAATTATTTTATGATGGTGATTATACAGAACCAATTGATTGTGTTCTATATTCTGCTACAGAATATATAATATTATCTGCTAATGATGATTTTGCACAAGCTGAAGTATATGTTTATATTTCATGTGCAAGAAAATTAGTAAAGATATTTGATTCTTTTACAGAATTTGTAGAACACTACAATCAATTTTGTGTCATGCCATTCTAATCTAATCTGAGTAAGACTCTGGGCAACTATGCCTGTAAACAGAAAATAGTCACATTTATTCACTCACTAAAATCCAAGAAATGAAAATTTTCAAAGATTACCACACAGCTAAAAAGTTCTGTGAAGAACATGAAGGCTATCAGGGTTGTGGTTGTGGATGTGGTTCTGGCACAATGAGAGAATTTGATATACGTGGTGAAAACGTATATGAGATTCAACATAGTGTTGACCTCAATCTCAACCAAGAAACATGTGAGTTCAAAATTGGATTCATATGGATTAACAATAATAATCCCTATTTATAATAGGGATTATTATTTTTGTTCACTCACTAAAAATAAGAAAAAATGAAATTATTATTAATCGTTTTGTCAATCTGCTTTTTCAAGTGGTTGACAGGACTAGTAAACTGCGAGCTATGAAAATTCTAATGATAATCATTACAGTATTAATCCCAACATTCTGTGCTCTTACAGCACTTGAAAATTTGGATTTCCTGTTTGCAGGTGGAATATTCCTGCAATTCATGTGGAGTACTATGCTCCTTATTCATATTCTTTCAGAGGAGGATTTATTCACCTTTGATTAAAACCTTGACCTGAGCAAGTCAGAAACTGCTTAATTTTTTATTCACTCACTTAAAAAGAAATCATGTACGGAGATTATAACGAGAAAAAAGAAATTAATGAGAAATATATTTCCTCATTAATTAAAAAAGGATACATCGAATTAGGTTGGGCAAATAGTGGAGCTAAATTTAACAATATTGATTCTGAAAAAGAATCAATTGATTGTTCTTTATACGTTAACAGAGGAACTAAGATGTGTTATATAGATAACACATCTAAAGAAATTCTGTATGTTGATATGGGAGATTAATCTTGACATAAGCATCCTGAGCATGAGGCTAAACTGCTCAAAACTTTGACATTTATTTATTCACCTCTAAAATTTCACTACCATGAAAAAGAAAGAGAAAAAGACAACGAAAGTTGTCAAGGAAGTACAACCTGTGTACTCCAAGTCAGCTCCCAAGCTGAACTTGAGAAGTAAGGGGGAACTTCCATCTTACAAAAGACGTATGATATAATATATCTACGTCTTTTGTAAACGGGTAAGCCACACCTAGGAACAGAAGTGGTTTATTTAACCTCGATAATCAATCTTGTAAGATTGTAGAGGTTTTTTTATATTTTATTCACTCACTACAAACAAAACATCATGCCAGAACAAAAAAAATGGTATATTACAAATATACCAGATGGAGGAAAATATATCCTTCATCTAACAGAAGAAAACATAGCTGATATGTATATCAGCTATGGAGATGGTCAAGGTCAACTCCAAAGAGGTTATTTCTGCGAAGAAATACCTAAAAAAGAATTAATTATTGAAACAGAAGATATAGAACTTGGTTCTTGTTCTTTCTGTGGAGGTCCTCTTGTAGCTGGTGCTGAAAAGATCAGCTACAAAGGAAAAGTAATTTCCAACCACAACCCCTCTTGGGGTGCTTGTTGGGATTGTGGGGCAATTTAGCCTCACAATCTATTTATTCACTTACTAAAGTAAATTATATTATGGCTACTATTTTTACCATACTCTTGAACGTACACCCAGAGTACATGTACAGGCTAGCTTTATGTATATGTATGCTTTAAAAGTTGTGTTACTTACTGGAGGCTTAGGCCGACGAAGGGCTAGAGTATGGTAGTTGTTATCTTTCTCCTATAAGGGCAAACTGTACAAGGGAAGCTAGAAAAGATAACAGTGTTTGTTAAGAGCCTGCAAAGACAAACACATTTTAATTAACCAAAGAAAAGAGATTGCTAAGGAGTCCAAGTGTTTGCAACACAAACTTGGTAAAAGCAACCTAATATGAAAACTTTTAGCGGAGTTAGTAATATTGCCTGTTTTAAAGTAGGGCGTTAAGGTTAATGCATAACTGTTGTATAGCAATATAAGGTCAAGATAGTTTACTATCTTAAGTGGGTGCAATTCCCACTCTTTTCACCAAAAGTATAGTACCACAAATGTGTAATAGCACCCAGCAAGTGCTAAATTACGTGGCTTTATGTTTTTTAACATAAAAGGGTTCGAAACCCTACAGAGGTACATTGCTAGAAGAATACATGAATAAAACAACCTATTTTAGGATTGTATTCTTTGACAACACTTGATTAGTAGAGGTACTATGATAGTGTTGTTTTTTACTTATTAATTCCTGCATAATAAATAAAGCAGGTGGTCTCTTAGGAGATATACGTAAGACCATCGGGGTACACTTCATATTGAATGTGTGCATAGTCAGTTAATCACATTACATGGTCGCAGAGAGAATTACTGATGAAGCTCTCAATTTTATTCACTCACTAAAAACTAAATTATGAAAAAAGAAGAAAAAACCTTAAAAGAAAGGTATATAGAAATGATAAGAAATTGCCCAGTTATCAAAGATTTTAAAGAACATTTTAATATTGATGATCAAAAAAATAAAAATCATGAAATGGAAAATGGCAAACGGTGAAGAAATAGAGATTTTTGACATGGATGACAACCATGCAAGAAACTCTATAAATATGCTTGTGAGAAATTCTTCTCCACAAGCAATCTTGTTGTTAATCTGTGAAGCTAATCAGGCTAGAATAGATTACAATGAGAAATTGAAGAACAGAAGAAAATTTGCTGGGCTTAATGGAGACATGGCACAGCAATTTAACAGCATGTCAAGAGACATGCAAGAATGGGGAGATTATCCCTACGAAGAAAGTCCATTTGATGGACTATAAAATAAACTGCGGACTATATAACACTTCCTTCTCAAAACAGGATATAAAACAGTGTTATTAATTCCCGCAGTTTTCTTTTCACTTAACTCACTAAAAAACTAAGAAATGAAAATTAAAATTTATTATTTAACCAACCTCAGTAAAGGTTGGTGGTTACAAGTTATTGCAGAAGATGGTTCTGCAGTAACAGCTTCCCAATCAATTTCAAGAGAATATGCAAAACTGCTATTCTCAAGAAAAATATGGAAATCTACATCTGAAACTTTTTGTAACAGAAAAGTTAGAGGATTTATATCACTTTAAAATAAGAAAAATGAAACTACTAATACTAATGACTGTAATTAGCATGTTTAACTCAAACATGTTAATTACAAAAAACTTCTCTTCAGAAAAAGAGCTTCTTGTTATTGAAGCTCAAGGAGAAGTAAAACTTGTTACCTGCAAAGGTAGCAGGGTAATTGTTGAGACACAAATCTCAACAAATTTCCCAAAACATATTGCTGTAGCAATAATGTCAAGATGGACTTTTGAAGTTCATAATGACTTTGCTATGGGAATTACAAGAGTCAAACTTCTTGTAGATGGTAGGGAAGTAAAATATAAAAACTCTTCTCTTGAAGAGAATTTTGTAACCACTGTATATGTTCCTGAAGATATACAGAGAGTAAAAATACTGAACAGATGACATTATACAAAATAGTCTGGATGGAGGACTCTGCTCAAGAGTTCTTTGTTTGGACTTTAAATAAAGAAGATGTAGAAATACATCTTGAAAACCATCTCGGATATCTCCCTTCTTGGTGGTCTGCTACTAAAGTAGACCCTGTAGAAGGTAAAATTTTCAATTAATGACAGTATTACTTGTCAATCATTTTAGTGAGTGATTGATAAGTGAATAATGAGTGTCAACCGAGGTAAGCCTGAAAGTGGCTTACCTCATTTTTTCGGTTACCACTTTCCTGCTCATCTCTTACTAATTTCTGCATCATGTTAATTTAATTATTTAAACCATTTCAAAATAAGACAATGACATCTATTTTGAAATATAAAACACTTATCTAATGGAAGTATCTAAAAAAGTATCTTTAGGAGAATTGACAATTGATTCAGTTAAAGCATCTAAGTACCAAAAAGCTGGTACATTAACTGTTCAATTCAGACAAGTAATTACTACAGTAACTACTTACCCAAGCACAAATATATCAGATGGAATATCTGATAATTTATTTTCTATGAATGAATTTAATGTAGGAGAAGGAAAATCCTACACCAATACTGAAACCAGAATTGCCTGGATTAATGTGCCTGATACAGCTACTGTTCAGGTATTAAATGCAAAACTTGCTGCTCTTGTAGCTGCAGGTAAAACTCCCTGTATTGCTAAGAAAATTAGCAATTTTCCTATTCTTTCTGAAAACCAAGAGGTTGCAATAACAAAAGGGTTTAAGACAATGGATGATTTTGCCAACTCACAAGTTGTGAGATATGGTAGTAATCACGCTAATGCCGGTGCCCTTATCTTAGACGATAACGGCAATCCTATGTATAAGCGAACTTACTTTAAGGAAGATAAAGTAGAGGATGAGAATGATTGTGGAATGAGTGAAGTTTACATTTCCTCAGAAATTGGAGCAGAACTTGCTGCATCTGTAGAACAAGATGACACAATTGCTTTGTTCTAAGAAAGATGATAAATATAGTCACACTACTATTGCAGTAGTGTGACTTATTTTGTTACCTTTAAAAACTTAAAAATCCAAAATGTTTTGTCTTACAGATGAATGCGCATATATGCTGTTTGAATTTTCTTACTCAATCATGGGGAGCACATTTGGTTGAAATAGTGTATCACTTGTTCGCCTGGTTATCCAGAGAAAAGAGTGTGAAGAGTAGTGAAAATTAAATTTTATTTTTTAATCTTTTAAATTAACCATCATGAAAATTAGATGTAAGTTTACTGTTGAAGATTACTTTGAATATGTAGGAAGCAGAGGTACTACTTCTGGTTTAGTAGATAGAGTAAAATCTTCAATGCCAAGTGAATTTCGTGATGGTTACAACATGAAATTTAAAAAGTTGAAAAATGGATATTATACTTGTTATAGAATATCCATTACTGTAAGAAAAAGTGAAAAGCAGATTCAAGATTTTCTTGAATTTCAAAAAGATCATTGTAATAAAGCCAATAATTTTTCTTATAAAATTATAGGTTAAAAAAATGATTAAAGTCAGCCTTCGTGACTTAGGATAACCTCAGCAATGGGGATAAAGTGAACTAGCTCTCATCAAGGGAGTGTTTGCGTAGCTATGAAGCTATCCACAGAAAGGTAATATGTTATATATTTCTTGGTGTTCTTGTGCTCTAACGAGTGATGAACAGAGAGATATAATTCTTCGCAGGTGGAGAATTTGAGGTAGAAATACCAATAAGAAGCATGTTAGATAATGATAGTACCAATTGCCAGTTGGGAAGTTGTTATCAGTTAATATTGTAATGGTTGCAGAAATGCACTGTTATAGCAATATTAGGAACAGTTATTAAGGTTGGCACCTGAAAGCAGAGAGTGGTTGTATCTAAACTTGTCAAAAGCAAGCATGATACAAACTTGTACTAACCACTTTTATTAACCTGTACTTGATTAACTAAAACTAAGGTTTAAATTAACCAAGCAAAACATGTATGAGGCTCTTAGATTACAATGTTCTTATTCTGCTGTAATATGCAGACATTTGAAGCTCGCAAGGCTGATAATGAAGTAGACAAGTATTATCTTTCTAGTAGGTGGCAACCTATTTATCCAGGCATGGAAGAAGGTAAGAAAGAAAGCTTATATATCTAAGTGCAGTATTGGCGAGCAATTTAACTCGTGAACATGTTATCTACTTGTAGAAATACAAGTGTGTGTAAAATCAGGAAACTGGTTAAAATGATAACACTAAAAAGTTAACACTCAGCTTTTAATTTATTTTCTTTTGTCCAATTGGATTTGAATAATGAAAAACAATTTGGCACCTCTACTAATATACCCTTAGTACTGTGAACCTCTCAAAAGAAGTTAAAACAAATTATTTTAAGTCGTGTGCGTTTTATTCATCTTACAAAACTGTCAGGGATAAGGACCTTGCAAAAGAAAATATTTTTTATTGTAAACTCTGTCTTATGATTGGGTTTACCTACTTTTTTCCATTACCACTACAAAAAGATATGCTATGCTCATTTACGATATTGAAATGTATCCTAATTTCTTTTTGGTTGTGTTTTATAATATAGAAAATGATGAACATTTCATATTTGAAATCAGTCAGAGAAAAGATGATACAGCATCTCTTGCAAGATTTCTTGCAAAGAATAAAGGATGCACTCTAATAGGATTTAATAATGTAGCATATGATTATCCTATGTTACATTACTTCATATTACAACTAAATAAAAACCTAAAGCCAAGCAGATTAGTAGGAAGATTGTTTAAAAAATCTGTGAATCTTGGAAGTAATATGAAGAAAGGTTTTACACCTAAAATACAGAAACCGCTATTTAAGAATATTGACCTTTTCTTAATTAACCATTTTAATAATAAAGCAAAAATGGTTTCTCTTAAAGAACTGGAATTTAATCTTAAAATGCAAAACATTCAAGAGCTCCCATTCCCATTTGATAAAGCAGTAACATCTAAACAGATGGATACTCTAATAGAATATTGTAAACATGATGTCCATGCTACATATTTATTCTATAAAGAGTGCAAATCAGCAATCTCTTTTAGGGAGAGAATGTCAGAACTATATAATATAAATCTGACAAATGCTAATGATGTAAAGATTGGAGAAGAAATTCTCATATCTGCTTTATCTAATAAATTGGGATGGGAAAGAGATGAAATAAAAAAGATGAGAACATACAGAGATGCTATGGAAATAGCAGAAATTGTATTATCTTACATATCCTTTTCATCTATAGAATTGAACAGTTTTCTGCAATGGTGGAAAACAAAAGTTATCACTGAAACTAAGGGTCAATTCAGTGAAATACCATTATCAGAAGTTGAAGATATTTTTCAATATACTGATAAAGTTACCAAGATCAGGAATACAAAATTGGCAAAATTAAATATAATTTATAAAGATTTCCAATTTGATTTTGGTACAGGAGGGATACATGGTATTAAAAGTGAGGGTGTATGGAAAGCAAGTGAAACTCATGAACTTATATTAGTAGATGTATCTTCATACTATCCTAATTTGAGTTCAAAGAATGGATTTCACCCTGCTCATTTTCCTAAGCAAGTATTTGTTGGAATAGTAGATATGCTATATCAACAGAGAATGCAAGGGAAAAAAGATGGAGACATGGAAATTGTCAAAGCTATAAAATTAGCTCTGAATGGAGCTTTATATGGAAAAAGCAATGACAAATACTCATGTATGTGTGACCCACAGATGATGATGTCTATTTGTGTTAATGGACAACTGTTACTAGTTATGCTTGCAGAACAATTTTTAGATGCAGACATAGAAGTAGTACAGATAAACACAGATGGCATTTTAATATATGTGCATAAAGACAAGGTTAAAATAGTAGATAATCTATGTAATGACTGGATGAAATTGACATCACTCAAATTAGATTATGACCATTTTAACCTTGTAGCACAAAAGGATTGCAATAACTATGTTGCAAGATATACTAATGGAAAAATTAAAACCAAAGGTGCTGCATTCTCCTATGAAAATCTTGATTGGCATAAGAATCATTCTGCTCTGATAATACCAAGAGCAGTATGTGAATACTTTCTTAATGGAACAGATCCAAAAGATTTTATTCCCAACCATGCTAAATCTCCAAAGAACTTATATGACTTCTTTTTAAGAGCAAAGCTTGTAAAAAGAGAGTATAAGCTATATGGTAGATTGGGAGAAAAAAGACATAGACTTCAGAAGATTACAAGATATTTTGTAGCTAAAGAAGGAATGACTTTAGAAAAAGAGATGCCTCCTTTGAAAGGTAAGGTAGATAATAGAATATCTGCTATTGAAAAAGGTTTTCAGGTTATACCATGTAATGATTTAGGAAATTTTACTCCTGATGAAATGGTACATAATCTGAATTACCAGTATTATATCACAAAAGCTCTAAAAATTATTAATAACGTTAAAAAAAAATAATAAAAAATGGAAAAGATAATGTTCATATTATTAAATATAATAATCCTATCATTAATGCCTAAAACACTTATAATACTTGGCATTATTTATTTTACAGATTGGACAGGTTTACCTAATAAAAGAGAACTTAAAAATGGATAAAGAAAAAAAGAAATTGATTGCCAAATTAGAATTGCTTGAAGAAGATTTCAAATTATTTATAGATGATAATTGGTTTCCTGATATCAACAGTATAACTGCTTCATTAAAAAATATACAAGAAATTAAAAATATTATAGAAATGTCTAAAGAAGAGAAACTTCAGAAAGTAATTGAAAGGCAGTATATCTTTGCCTATAGTGGAGTAAAATTTCCTCAACAATATGATGATGCAGGTAAAGCATCAGGATGGTTGAAGATGACCTGCAAATTAGATGAAGGCAATCTGAGAAGATGGCTTGAAGAAGCAGGTTATACTAAAGAGGAAATTGAAAATCTACAAGACCAGGCAAAAGATAATACTGAACTTTTTAAACAACACAACATAAAAAGATTTGAATGACAAATAATTTTAAAGTGTTTTCAGTACTAATTACAGAACAAAATTTTGACTTATCTGATGACTTAATGGAATCTTTCTTAAATAAAGAAATGATTCCAATTTGTTCTATACAGAAAGGTGATGAATTTGATTCTGTTTCTAAACAGTTAAAAGATAGTGATGATGACATCTTACTATCTATTGTTCACTTAATAAAATATGATAAAAATTTTGAAGCATGAGAGACTTAATTCAAAAGCAAGCTCTTGATAAAATTATAAGCAATAACTACTCTGGAATAGTAGATGTTGCTCCAAGAGTTGGAAAATCTAAAATTGCTATTGATGCTATGAAAGTGCTTAATAAAAAAGTGCTTATTACAGCACCATTCAATTCAATTTTAGATTCATGGGAAACAGAATTCCAAAAGTGGGGTATGAAAAATCCTCCTGATGTTATTAATCAGAGAAGTTTGGAGAAAGTAAATCTCCAGGATTATCACTTAATAATATCAGATGAAATTCATACTTTGTCTGATAGACAATTAGATGCATTATCCGGAATAAAAGTCTTAGGGTTTAGTGGAAGTATTGCTAATAAGACCAAGAAAAAACTAAAAGAAACTCTTGGCATAAAACCAATATATACTTACTCTATAGAAGATGCCATTAAAGATGGTATCATTTCAGATTATAATATTACTGTCTTGAACTGTAGGTTAGACCAAACAAATAAATACATTCCTGCAGGAAATAAGGCAAAACCATTTAAAACTACTGAATTTGCAAACTATAGCTATTTAAGTTCTATGTTTGACAAATTTAAAAAATTAGCATGGTCAGATGATAGGAAATACACACCTATCAAATACTCATTTGCTTCTAAAAGAGCAAATCTCATATATAAATCCAATACTAAAATTCAGGCTTGTAAGAAATTACTGAAAGAGTTAGATAGAACTTTAATTTTTACAGCAAGAACTGAAGTTGCAGATATATTAGGAGATTCCTCTTATCATTCTAAAGTAAAAGAAAATACTTTAGAACAGTTTATAAATGGTGAAATTGATAAGTTAGGAGTATGTGAAATGTCCTCTATGGGTATCACTATTCCCAACTTGAAAACAGGTGTATTTCATCAAATGAAATCCTCAGAAGAGTCTGCTATTCAGAAAGTTCTGAGGATGTGTAACTGGGAAGATAATGAAGTTGCACAGATATATATATTTATGTATATCAATACACAAGATGAAATGTGGGTTAATAAAGCAATTGACCCTTTTGATCAAAGTAAAATCACATTTACTAACATTAATAAATTACTGAAATGAAGAAGATTAATGAGAACATCATTAAAACTCTCACTTCAAATGCAATAGGAGATGAAGGTATTATATACCTGCTATCTATCTATTTTAATTTGGATGTGAAATGCATTCCACAGAAAATTCAAACTAAAGTGAACCTGTTGAAAATAGTTGAAAGAGACTATGATGCAGCTTCCTTTAGTGTGAAGTGGAATGAACCTCTATTTGAAGGAGAGAGTCCTACTCAATCTCATTGGGATTGGGTAGAAGATTGGAGAAAATTATTTAAAAGAGTAAACCCTGAGCGTGATGGCACAAAGAAATATTGCATCACCAGGATGAAGAAATTCTTTAGTAAGTTTCCCAATTACAGACAAGAGGATGTGATGATAGCAACAAGAGCCTATTTAGGTTCAGTAGCATCACCACAATATTGCAAGAAAGCACACAAATTTATCTTTGAAGGGTCAGGAGTAAATGAATATTCCCTTCTGTTAGAATGGTGTGAAAGAATGAAGAAAGTTGGAAATAAATCAATAACTTTCAAAAAGATGGGAGAGTGAATTTTATAGAAACTTTCAAAGCAGGACAGGAGGGTAAGAATTTTGGTCTACCAACAGGACTAAAAGGTTTAGACTATGCTATAGATGGTGTTCAAAAGAAATCTATGTATGGTATTACTGCTGCTCCAAAAGTAGGTAAAACTACTCTTACTGATTTCTCATTTGTGTTAAATCCTTTCCTATTTCTTCTTGAAGAAAAGAAAAGAGACCCTGAAACTCCTTTGGATATTCAATGGCATTACTTCTCATATGAAATAAACAGATTGAGAAAAGAATTTGATTTTGCGTCATTCTTCTTTCATTATGATTATGGAATTGATGAATTTGAACATGAAGGAAACATCTACAAAATGTCTGCAAGATACCTGTTAGGTAGATTAAAGACTATTGAAGATGGTAATATCATTGCTGTATCTGATGAGCATAAGGAAATTCTAAAGAAGATTTATCACTATAGAATTATCCCTCTCTTTGGTCAATATGATACTTCAGGGAAACAGATTAAAACAGGATGTATCACTTTTCTTGAAGAAAAAGATAATCCTACAGGAATGAGAAACCTGTTATTACAATGGTATAAGGATAATGGTGAATTTATTCACCAGGAATATGAAACTCTTATTAATGGAAAAAGAGCTAAACAAAAAAAGATTATTGGGTATAAACCTGATAATCCTGATAGATACCATATTGTAATAACAGACCATATTAGAAAACTCAGAAGGGAAAGAGGGTTTTCAAGAAAAGAGAATATTGACAAGTGGATAGAATATAGTGTAGAATTTAGAAACTGGTGTTCATCAACTTTTGTACACATTTGTCATTTAAATAGAAATTTAGGTGACATACAGAGAATAAAGTTTGAAGCTGAAACTATCCACCCTACAGGAGATGATGTAAAAGACACAGGAAACTTGAGTGAAGAATGTGATTATCTTCTGACAATGTTCAACCCTAAAGAAGAAAAGTATAAGTTAGATAGCCACTTTGGCAATGACTTATCTATGTATCCTGATTACAGGTCAATTCACTTGGTAGAATCAAGAGATACTGAATGTCCACAACACTTATTTACTCAGCTAATTGGTGGAACAAAACATTTTAGGGAAATCTTTTAGAAAAAATCAATTTAAATCTATTTTTTAACTTAAAAACTGTATATTAATATGGCAAAATCTATTGCTATTGTTGCAGACTCAGGATTTGGAAAGTCTACTGCCTTAGCACCTATCAAACAGATAGGTCATATTGGCTTAGACCCCAAGAAAACTCTAATTGTGAATGTGAAAAACAAGCCATTGCCTTTTAAGGGATGGAAGAAAAACTACACTCCAATAAAAGATAAGTCTGGTCTGGCAACAGGAAATTATTTAGCTACTTCTGATTATGCTGTTATCATTGATACTTTAAAGTATTTTAATGAAAACAGAAAAGAAATTACCAATGTGGTAATTGATGATTTTCAGTATGTTATGGCTGATAATTTTATGAAAGATGCATTGAAATCAGGTTATGACAAGTTTAACAAGCTTGCTAAAAGAACTTATGATGTTATCAATGCAGGATTACATATGAGGGATGAAGTGAATTTTGTTATTCTTACTCATTCTGAAATTGTAGAAACTCAGGACTTTGGTACTTCCTACAAAATGAAAACCATTGGAAAAATGCTTGATGATAAAGTCAAGTTAGAGGGATTATTTACTGTAGTACTCTATGGTAAATCCTCTTGGGATGGTAAAGAAGGTGTTGCCAAAAGAAATTTTGTCACAAACAGAGATGGTCAGTATCCTGCTAAGTCTCCCTTTGGAATGTTTGATGACTTGTATGTGCCTAATGACTTAGGAAGAATCATAGAAACAATGAATGCCTACTATGAGGGCGAATAAATTAATTATTATTTACTAACTGAAAAAATGTAAAAAACATGACTCAGAAAACTAAGATTACTGTAAGTGGAATACTTACAGATTTGGAAAATGGATTAACTAGAACTAAAACTAGTAAAAATTACAATGAAGAACTTGGTTGTATTCAGGATAAATACAACCTTACTAATTATGATTTGGAGATGCTGTTTAAGCATCCTAAACTAAAAGGTAAGAAAACCCATGCTGTGAAAACAGTATCTTTTATCCTTGAAGATGATGTTGATGAAGTTGTTGAAGAAGTTGAAAATGTTGTTAAGCTGGTTGAACCAGTTACTACTCAAAACAATGAAGAGAGTTCTGAAAACAATGTTGTAAACAATACTGAAACTGCAAATGAAGTAGATGCAGGTTGGTAGAACACAAAGAAAGCTAAAGGGGAGTTATTCCTCTTTAGCTTATTAAAAATTTTAAATTACTAAAAAAACAATACACATGAGTAATGAAATGTTATTTGGAGGATTTGTAAGTGATGATACATCTTCATCATCCTCTGCTTTAAAGTTTGGTTTAAACCAAAAAGTAAAACTCACCAAATTTGAGTATAATCCTGCTATTGAATTCAAAAATGGTGATTCTGCTGAAGGTATTGAAGCTGAAGTCAATGTCAATGGTATGACATTGAGAATGAATATATATCCTACTACAAAGGTATATTTCAAGAATGAGGAGATTACTAATCCTCAACACCCTGAATTTAGAAAAGGTGTTACCCTTTTGAAGAAAAGAATTTTTCATATTGCTAAATGTTTTGCAAGTGAAGCTGCTCTTATTGAAGCTGTAGCTATACCTAAAACATTTGGTGATTTTGTTAATTCTATTATTGACACTTTTGAAGATGGATGGCAAGAGAAAGAATTAGATCTCTTTCTTCAATATCAATGGCAACTAAAAGAAGGTGCTGAAAGAAAATATTTGGAAATTCCTAAGAAAACCTCACAAGGAGCTTTCTTAATTCCACATGTTAATTCAGTATTTTCTGAAGTAAGAGTCAATGATGGTAAGGTAACAGTAGGAGGAGAGTTAATTGAAAACTTTGATGTCAAACTACCTAAGAAAGATACTGCCTTAGCCTATTTGGATTTCAAAAATGAATTTCACCCCTTTCACAGAGGAGAGTGGTTTATGGAAAATGGATGGGGTCAGGCTGATGATGGTGCAGAAGATAATTTAAGCGGTTGGTAATTAATTTCAGTAGTGGATAGGGAGAAATTCCTATTCACTTTTTTTATTTTTAAACTCTTATGCTATGGTGTTATTTGGTGGATTAGATGGATTAGTATCTCTTAACAAAGAAGAAATTCTTAAAAGAGTAAGTCAACAGGATATATTTCTTATAGTTTTTGAAACTGTTGATATTGGTAAATACTATATTAATCCATTAAGAGAAGATTCTACTCCAGGATGTTTCTTCAATTGGCACAACAACAAACTTTGGTTTTGTGATTTTGCTGATGATAAAGTCTCAAGAGACTGCTTTGAAATGATTAAAGATTATTACAACCTGAATTTTTATCAGGTATTGGAATATATCAATGACCATTTTAAATTGGGATTAAGTCATGGAGAAGTTCCTATCCCTGTTTCAAAAGAGATTATTACACAACCTGTAGTAGAAAAACCTAAAAACTATATAACATACCAAGCTAAAAGTTTTGACAAACATCATAAATCCTATTGGACTAAATATCAAATTACCAAACAACAGTTGCTTTCTGACAATATCTATCCTACAATATGGTATAGATTCTGGTCAAGCAAAAAACAAAATTGGGTAATAATAAGACCAATGGCAAGTGATGTTACTTATTCCATTAATCAATGGGATGATGCTGTTAAAATTTGTAGAGCTAAACACAAAGGTATAGGTAAGTGGATTACCAATTGTACAAAGAATCATATTGGAGGTTTAGACAAACTTTCTTTTGCAGGAGAGAAGTTAATAATTACCAAATCCTATAAGGATTGGAGAGTATTAACTAATAATGGACTGTCCTGTATATGGTTTCAAAATGAAGGAATGTTTCCTGATAAAGACAAATTAGATGCTATCACTTCTACTTATAAAAAAGTAGTAATATGGTTTGATAATGACTCTACAGGAATAAAAGCTTCTAATAAACTTTGTCAACTAGCGTCAAAATATCATAAAGATGTTAGTAAAGTTCACTTACCAATAAGATGTCTTAAGAAAGGCATCAAAGATCCTGCTGATGCTATCAGCAAGGATAATCTATTTTTTCACAATTTTCTAAAAACAAATTTATTATGGAAAGAGAAATAAAAATATTCTCAACCCTTACAAGAAAAAGATTAAATTCATCTGCCACTACATGGTCAGAACTTCAGGCTGAACTAAAAAATGAGTCTATAAAGTTTGAAAACATGAAAGCAGCAGTAGGTAAATCAAAAATCTCTTTAGAATATCCGGGAGCACAATTACCTTCTGAACCTTTTACTCTATATCTTATGCCTACTAAAACTAAAAGTGGCTTAGATGTAGAGAACATGTCTTATTCTGAAATCAGAGCAGCAATAAGACAGTTGGTAACAACCAGTGAAAATGCTCATAATCATTTTAATGATGAGAAAAATTACACTAACAAGAAAGCTGATGAACTGAGAAGCCTTTTGGCTTCTTGGTTAAATTCAGTTAACTCTCTTAAACAAGAGAAAGAAGAGGTAATAGAGAAAGAAGAATCATTTAGAGAAAAATTAGGGCATAAAAATGCTCAAGCTTTTGTAACAGCAATTATTGATGATTACAAAAGAGAAGATGGTCTTACTCAAGTTGTTACTGATGAAACTTTTCTTTCATATATCATAGGTCAGTTGAAAAATTTCTCAACAGATAAAGACCATGTTGCTGATGCTTTAAGAAATGCTATTTCAGTATTACAGGATGCATTAGAAGATTGGACTGAAGAAGAAAAGGAGTTTGAAGAATTGATGGCAGTTGCAAATCACGAAAATGATGAAGATGACTATGAAGATTATGATGAAGATTATGATGATGAAGGACCCTACTAAAAAATTTTATTTTAACCTATAAAGAGCTTGGTTTTAATTAATCAAGCTTTTTTTTTAACTCTAAAAAGATGAGAGAAAATGAGCTTTATGAAAAAGCAGTTGATTCTATCAACAAAACAGAGTGGTACAGAGATGAAAAATTCTTAAGCAAATTGCCAAAGAGAGGATTTAATGAAGAGTGTGTTAAAATTTTAAAATCAATGGTTGAAGAATTAACTGATATCTTTGAAGATAAATTTCACTTAGAAATAGTAATAGAATCTGTAAATTATTTTAGTATTTATTCATTTAAGTTATTTATTCATTATCCTAAATTAACTATTATAAACGAAGATGGTCAAAGTATAAAATTAACTAACCATTTTCAACGAGTAGTAATTCATATTGGTACAAGTTATTGTAGTATAAATCACGAAATGAGTTGTATAACAGTAAATCCTACTGCTCAACAATTTGTAAGAGGATATAACCATTCACATACTTCCAGTAGAAGTTATTACAATAATGAGTTCAAAAGATTTTGTTTAGGAAGTAATACTGAATTTGGTAAATTACTTGGGCAATTTACCAATAACCCATATGATGCAGATATATTTCATATGTTCTGTATAAATCTTATTACTATGGCTGAAACAGAATCTTTAGCAGGGAAACCTCATATAAGATTAGCTGCTGTAGCAATTAGTGGAGATTTATCTTCTGATAGAATAAGACATTTTCTAATAGAAGGGTATATGAACAAGTATAAAGATTCGTATGCTCTAAAAGCTGTTGATTGGAAAGTAACTTCAGGAGTATTAGAAGTTATTGATAATGAAAAACTTGAACAGCATTGTCTTATTTTTGAACACAATGTTGATGAATATCACAACATTGGAGGCATCATAGTATGCAAAGATTCTGTTGGAAATTATTATAGATATACTGATGATAACAATACATCAGAATACAATATTGAATCTATAGATTGGCATATCCAATTTAAAGATAAACAATATAAATTTGGTTTGGCAGATGGTGCCATTTTAAAACCTGAAACATTTTTTATTCATCCACAAATTAAGAAACATGTCAAAAAACATTTGGAAGAAAAAGCAAACATCAAGCTTATCAAAGAAAGTATTACCACCAAAGCCTAATTTAAAAGTTATTGAAAAAAAGGTTAATGTTCCTGTAATAATTTCAGAAGAGATACTTAATAAAATAAAATATCTCTGTATGGAAATACCTAAAGTAGAATGGTCAGGAGTATTGTTCTACAAGGTTATAGGTAGTATTACTAAACCTGCTGGCTTTGAATGTATAATTACAGATATACTACCTATGGATATGGGTAGTAAAACATACACAGAATATCAATTTGATCAGACTGTAGCTGATTATATTGAACAAGATGATGAAAGATTTGACTGGAAAATAGGACATATTCATAGCCATAATACTATGAAAACCTATTTTTCAGGAACAGATATGTCAGAATTAAATGACAATTCTGAATTTCACAACTACTATCTATCCTTGATTGTTAATAATTTTATGGATATGACTGCAAAGATTGCTTATAGAGCCACTACAGAAGGTTTTTCTTATACAGCAATAGATGAGAATGGTAATAACTATTCTAAAAAACTTCACCTACCACAGACTTATCTGATAATACACAATTGTACTATTGAATCTCCTACTGAAGAAATTAGCATTTCCAAAGAATTTGCTGATAGAGTAGCATATATCAAGAAACCTAAGAAAGTTGCCAAAAGAATAGGATTTAGTTCTATTGATATTGGTGCTGACTGGGATATTGATAAAGATCTTTTAGGTATTAAAGATAATCAACTTAGTTTGGATATTGAAAAAATTTCAGACCATTTTGATTTTACCAAATGCTTATTAAGATTAGGAACAAAAGTTTCAGGGGATTCTGTAGAAGGTGCTATTGATGATTTGTATTCTCAAATTGGTGGAGAAGAACAAGGTATACAAGCTGTTAAACAAATGGCAGAAGAATATGAAGATTTGTTTGATTACTTTTTCCAGGGGAAATATGAATATTATTCTCAAGACAGCCTTGAAATTTTGCAGAAAGTTCTTAAAATTCTACAAGAATATGCTGATTTGTGGTCTGAAGAAGAAGATAACGAAGATCCTGTTTGGATATTAATTAACCTTTTAAAAGAAAAACACAATGAAATTGAGTACTATCAGTCAGAGATTTGATAGATTTTCTGATGCAATTTGGTTTACACTGGCTAAAGATACCAAAACACTCATAGGAGGGTGTGGAGGTATTGGTAGCTGGTTATCTTTGTTTCTATCAAGAGTAGGATGTGTTCCTTTAATATTTGACTTTGATAGTGTTGAACAACACAATATTGGAGGACAATTATTTAAGACATCTCATTCTGAAAAAGCAAAGGTAGATGCTATTTCTGAAGTAATTCAGGAATTTACAGGAGACAATAATTTTCATATT